GTTGTGGGTGCCGGTGGTGGCGTTGACAGCGTCAACGTTTGCGGGGGCGTCGTCGACGTTGCTGAGCCTCGCCGACGACAGGTGACAGTGGGGTTCCCTCGCCGCGTGTAGCACACGGGGTACGCTCAAAGTCGCATGACTGCCCTCAACCGCCGACGCGACCAACGGCAGATCCAACTAGGCGCACAGCGAATCGACACGACCCGCGGTCTGATGCGCCGCCCGCTTTACCGGCCGAACGCTCTCCCCTGGCATTCGCGGGCTTGGACGTTCTACGACGGCAACGCCGACTTGCACCGTGGGTACACGATCAAGGCGAACACGATTGCTAACACTCGCCTGTACGCGGCGTGGCAGGCGAACCCCGACGACGAACCGGTCCCGTTGGACGAAGCGTTCACCTCGGCCGACATCGACACGGCCGGGCTGACCGCGCAGGTGGTAGCCGACGCGAACGACGCCTTGTGGCGAGTCCAGTCGGCGGACGGCGGCCAAGCCGAAATTTTGCGTCTGTTCGCGTTGAACTTGGATGTGGCGGGCGAAGGCTGGCTGCACGGTGTCGACGGCCCCGACGAAAATTGGAACGTCTACTCGGTTGAGCAGATCCGCTGGCAGGGCGGCGGGTACATGCTCTACGACCAGCCCGACGCTAAGGGCCGACCGGTTGGCGCCGACGACATCCTGATTCGGGTGTGGCGGAAGCATCCCCGGTACACCGAGGCGTCCGACTCGGCGTTCCGGGCGCTGCTCGACCTTCTCGAGCAGATGCATCTGTTGAACTCGGAGGTGACGGCGGCGGCGTCGTCGCGGCTCGCCGGGTCCGGTCTCCTTCTCCTCGATTCTCGGGTCGATATTCCTCAGCCACCCGACCAGCAGGGCGCGTACAACGAGGCGCAAGCGGTCATGGAAACGTTGCTTGAGGCGATGCAAACGGCTCTGTCTGACGCTTCGTCGGCGGCTGCGGCGGTCCCGTTGCTGTTCCAAGCCGAACCGCCTGACGGTTCGTCGGTCGCCGACATGATGTCGCATCTGACGTTCGATCGGCCGCTGCACGAGGCGACGGTCCGCCGTTACCTCGACCTGCGAAAAGAGATCATTGAGGGCGCCGACTTTCCGCCCGAATGGGTTCACGGTTTGGGTCAAACGTCGACGTACGCGAACGCGCGGATTGTCACGTCGGAAGGCTACGCGCAGGACGTGGCCCCGACCGCCCATCTGATCGCCTCGGGTATCGGCTCGGCGTGGGTTCGCCCGACGATCATCGAGGCGGGCACCCCGAAGGACGTGGCCCGCAAAATCGTTGTGTGGGTCGACCCCGACTCTGTCATCGCGAAACCGGACCGCGCGAAGTACGCGGCCGAACTGGCGAAGGTTGGCGTGTCAACCGGGCCGATCCTGTCCGACGAGGCGGTCCGGGCGGCGCTCGGGTTCGACGAGGGCGACGCCCCGCCGCCGGAACAGGTGGCCGCCTGGCAAGAAACGCAGGCTCGGCGTCTCCCCGCCGCCGACGCTGCGTCGGACGACAACCCGAACAGCGGCGACGCTGCCACCCAGGCCAGTGTCCTTCCCCCCATCGCGCTCGGGTCCGGCACCCCCACCGCCGCGAAGTTGGCGCGCACGTCAACCCAGCTCGCCGGCATCGACGTGCACCTGTCGGCCCGTCTCCACGTCGCCGCCGACAAAGCTGTCACCGACGGTTTGAACCGTGCCGGCGCCCAACTTCGTGCCCGCGCCCAAGGTTCCAAAGCGCAGAAGGCGAGAGTGCGCAACGTTCCCAACGCCGAAGTGTTCGCGATGCTCGGCGACACGGTTGCTGCGTTCGGCACGTCGGAAACGGAACTGCTCGACGGTTCTTTGGTAACGCTTGAGGCGAACTACAAGCGGTGGACGGCGGCGTCGCAAACCCAAGCGTTGCGTGCGGCGATGGCGGTCCGTCCCGGCGCCTACTCTGCCGCCGACGTGGCAGTCCTCGAATCGGAGCAGACCACCGACCGTGAACAGGGGTGGGGTTGGCTTGCCGTCGCGTTGCTTGCGTTGATGCGCGGCAAGCTGCACGACCCGAAGTTCGGCGGGGCGGACACGCGTGGCGAGTTCGACCCGTCGACTGTGAACGTCCCGTTCGGGCATGTCCGTTCGGCTGTCTCGATCGCGGGCGGCGAACCGGCGGCGGCGGCAGCCCAAGATTTCAACGCTGCTGGGGCACCTGCGGGCGGTGTCGGCACAGGCGCCCTCATCTTGGGTTCGTTGGCGGCGTTGGCGGGCGTAACAACCGGGTCGTACATCTGGTTGCATGGCGGCGCGGCCCGGCCGTTCGAGCCGCACGAAATGTTGGACCAGGTCGAATTTACTGGGTGGGACGACCCGAAACTGGCGAACAGTGACGGCTGGCCCGCCACCGATTTTTTCTACCCGGACGACCACGATTCGTGCACATGTTCCGCCGAACATGTTCTCGTCGTTGACTGACCTGCCATCATGGGAGACACCATGCACACCATCCGCCTTGAACGTGTCGGCGACCCGTCGTGGTCGCTGACCGCCGCCCCTGCCGGCCAGCTGCCCGACGTGCCGCCGGGCGAGTACCGCTGGTCGACGGCCGGGTCGGCGCTCATGTACGTCGACCAGGAGGCGCACGCGTCTTCGCCGGGTCGGACGGTGATGGAGGCGGCAGGGTTCGCCCATGACGAACTGCCGTTGCCGTTGCAGGCCAACCTTTACACGGGGTGGGGGCACGACGGAGCGCAGAACGTGGGACGGATCGACTCGCTCACGTTGGAAGGCGACACCGTCCAGGCGACCGGGCACATCACTGTGCAGGACGACGACGACGACTCTGGCCGTGCGGTCGTGGTCGCTGTTGCGCTCGGCAATGTGCGGGGCGTGTCGGTGGATGCTGGCATGGACGACTACACCGAGCAGTACGAGGTCGACGAGGCCGGTCAGATGATCGACGTGGTGTATGTGGTGCATGCGTGGACGGTGAAGGGTGCGACGATCACTCCGTTCCCGGCGTTCGCGGATGCGCGTGTGACCGTTGAGGGTGTCGACGTGCCCGCCATCCCCGCCGACGTGCCCGCCGACGAGGACGTACCGGCCGACGAACCGGCAGACGAACCGGTCGACGACGAGGAGCCCGAAGCGCTGGCCGCGTCCGCCGCGACGAAGCCACCCGCCGCCTGGTTCGCCGACCCGACCCTCGACCATCCGACACCTTTGACCGTCGACGACAACGGACGCGTCTACGGCCACATCGCCCCGTGGGACTCGCCCGACGCGAAGGCATGCCACGTCGGGTTCGCCGACCGGTGTGTCTGCCCACCGAAGTCTCCCGACGGCGCCTACCCGTACATGATGTCCGGTGGCACCGTCTCCTGTTCTGACGGCACCCAAGCACAGGTGGCGACGGTCGCCTACCTCGGCGGGCATCCCGACGACGACGGCACCGCCCCGTGGACGACGATCAAAGCCGCGTACGACAACCCCGCGAACGCCGGGCTGCAGGTCACGGTCGGCGAGGACCGCCACGGCATCTGGCTGGCAGGCCGTGTCGCCCCAACACGAACGGCTGCCGAGGTCGAAGTGATCCGGGCGTGCGGCATCTCCGGGCATTGGCGGACCCGCATCCAAGGGGACCGGGTGAAGGGTCCCCGTCTCATCGGTGCGTGTTGCGTCATCGCCGAAGGGTTCCCGAAGGCGGTCATCACCGCTGCTGCCAGCGACGCCGATTTGCCTGCTGTGGCAGCGGGCCCGCGGGCACGTTACGACGGCAACGAACTGGTGTCGCTTGTCGCCGCGAACGGGTCCGCTGCTCTCGCCGCCCGGAAGGGTCCTGCGACTCTCAGCGACGTCGACGGGTTGGCTGCACGCCTCACGTCGTTGGAGGCTGCCAACGTGGCGTTGCGGGCACGGCTGGTGCTGCTCGATGGGCCGGTGCGGGAGGCCGCACAGTCGATCATGGGTTGAGCTGGCGTCCCGTTTCGGTCAGTGTCCACCGGCCGCATTTTGGGCAGTCGTCTTCGATGGTCGATGTGCCGTCGGTGTATTGCCAGATGATGGGGGTGGTGGCGGTCCACTGGTGGCCGCACCTACACGCATGGGTCATGTGGGAACGCTTCGCGGGCCGGAGCGGTGCCAGTCGAGGACCATCGGCCCGGACTGTGCGGGAACCCACACGGTGCCGGACCATCGGCCGTCGGGCGGGTCGGCGGGCGGGCAGGTGCCGTCGTCTCCGAACAGCGCCGCCACCGCCCGCCCCGTCGCCGTCACGTCACGGTCCCGGCGAGGAGGCACCAGGAGCGCAGGGTGATCTGGCAGGTGCGGTCCGTCAGGCGGCGAGGGGACGGCGGGCTGCATGTGCTCTCGCCAGAAGGCGACGACTGCACGGGCGTCGCATTCGACGTAGCGCCCACGGTCGCCCATCAGCCGAGCGTTCCGACGAGGACGGCGGTCAGGGTGAGGACGGTGACCGCCGTGGCCACCCCGCCCAACAGGATTACGGCGGCGGCGGCCAGGTCTGAGCGGTCGTATGTCCTCGACATCTCTTCGGCGTCGGCCATCCAGTCGGCTAGGGCGGCGACCTGCCGTCGCAGGTCGGCACGGGCGGCACGGGCGGCGTCACGCTCGGCACGTGCCACGTCGCGCTCGGCACGGGCGGCGTCCAGGGCGTCGAGCACGAACGCTGCGTCGAAGTGCGGCGAAGGCAGCCAGGTTTGTTCGCCGTGGTCGCTGAACCACCGCAGTCGCCCCTCGGGCGTGACCCAATCGGGCTCGGCGCTCATCGGCTGTCCTCGGGCGGATGGGTGTCGTGCACGACGTAGGGCGTCATAGGCCCACCGCCGTCGCCGTCACATGAGGCGCAGACCTCGGCGGGGATATCGTCGGTGCGCCCCTCTCCCTCGCACGCCACGCACAGTCCACATTGACCGTGCACCTCGACGCGGCGCTCCACTAGCACGCAGCGCCATTCTTCTACGATGTAGCGGGTCGGGTCGCCGTCGACCAGCCAGTCGGCGTCATCGACCCACGTGTAGTCCTCGATGCGGTCGCCGTCCTCTCGCCGGTAGCGCATCTCGGTTCTGACCGTCTCGTCGCTCATGGCGTCACCTCGGGAGCGTCCCAAAGCGCGTCCAGCAGATCCTGGACCACCGGGGTGGAGCACACGTGCCCCGCAACGTGCCAGCCGGAGTCGACCAACACGCAGTAGGCGTTGGTGACACCTCCCCTTCCGAGACCGGCGGTCTGGCGCAACGCCTCGTCCCAGCATGCGTCGCAGCCATCGTCTACCTGCCACTCAGGGTCCGCTCGCAGCACAGCTCCGATTTCGTCGATGCCGTACCATCCTGTGTTGGCAGATTCGGGCGTGCTCGGTTCGATCATCAGCCGCTCTCTCCTTCTCGGGCGTCGAGGTGGCCGCTCATGGCGTCACCTCGGGGCAGCGCACGCCAAGGTCGTGCAGCTCCTGCGCTCTCACCCTGTAGGCAGCCAGGTCGGGGCCGGGGCCATTGCCCCACTTGGCCCAGTAGTAGGCGGCCAGCGCCTGTGCGAGCCGCTCCACCTCCGATGGGACGGACTGGCGGACGATGTACCGCTTGCCGTCAAACGGGCTGGTCGGGTGCGGCATGCTTCCGAGCCCGACCAGCCCGAGGCCCCCTGCTGAGGAGAGCCATCCGTAGTCGTCGTCGGTGGGCGCTCGGAACACGGGCACCCCGTCTACCTTCACCAGCTCACATCCGGCGGGGACGGGCGGGACGGCGGGCTGGACGTGCTCCCGCCAGTAGGCGACGAAGACGCGGGCGGGCGAAGTGGTGGAGGCGCCGTACGTCTCCATCACTCGGATGGCGGCTTCGGTCTCCATGTGGGCAGTCATGTTGTCTCCTTGGTGGTGCACGGCGGGCAGGTTGCTCTCGGCGGTCACGGTGTGGGCCCCTCGAACTCCCAGGCAGCTTCGATCGTCTCGCCGCAGCCGACACACGACGCCTGCCAGTAGACGGTCCCCCACCCGCCACAACGGCCGACGTGACCGCACGACTCGACATCTTCGCTGTCGGCGCCGCACTGGCAACGCAACGTCACATGGTCAGACGGCTGCCAGTACGGGGAGGTGTCGTCGGGAACGATCGTCGCTTCGATACTCATACCGCAGACCGTAGCACATACGTTCACGTGGGGCAAGTTGGGGATGGTCCTTGCCTCCCGCCACCCCAATGCGTACAGTGACCCCCGAACGAGCGGTGTCGGTCCCTAGGGCCGGTCCGGTACCAGATCCTCAGGGTCCGGTCCCACGCAGGCTCAGCGGCCACAACAGCCCCTGACATCCCACCTCATGTGGGACTAGCCGACCCGTGGAGACCCATCCGCAATGGACGCCCTGCTCGCACTCCTCACCGCCATCCTCGGCGAAGATCACGCCCTCGTCGTCGCCCTGTCCGACGCCGAGCCGACCACCGATGTCGTCTACGACGGCGCCACCGAAGACG